TGTATGAAAATGGCCAGATAATACTCGTTCAAATCGTGATAATTCTTTGTGATCTAATCCATGAGGTGCGACAACACCACGCATAACATTAAAACCAGCAAACTCAAAATGACCACCGATCCAATCGCATTTAGCAGTCTTTAAAAACTCCATGGTTTTATCTTGATTCTCTGGACATATCCAAGGAACCATACCCATCTTTAAAGAACCATAGTCCATAACCGTAGGTTCACGTATGATGTGAACCTCATTCATATAGTGACCTAATAGTTCTTTAAGTGAGTTTAGATCGTTTGTATTTTTGTAGTAAGTGTCATGATTACCACAAATGATATCCATGCTTATCCGTTCCGCCCGTAGCCGTTCAAGAAAGACATGACGGTTGCGGTTAAGAGCCCGGAAGTTAATAAATTTCCGGTGATCAAAGTAGTCACCAAGGTGAATAATGTGGCGAATACCCCGTTCCAAAAGAGTAGGAAAAAATACATCATTATAAAATTTCTCTGCGTTATCGAGAAATATGTCAGAGCTATTGCGAATACCACAATGAGTGTCATTAATAATTGCTACCTTCATTTAAAAAAGCCAGTCAGATCGGAATCTACCTTTTGTATAGGTCTACGGCGCTTCTTTTCTTTCTTGGCAAATACTTTAACTTCTGTATCGTATTCTTTTACCTTTTCAATTCTACCTTTTAGCATATCCATAAAGTTAGCTGACACCGCGTTATCAGTTTCATCTAATAAGAAAGCCTCTACTCCTGATTGAGACATATATTTAAATTTAATATCTTGTTGCTTTTTTTCTTTAGCGATACGACGTAAGAAAGCATACCAAGAAATCTGAGTAAAATATGCAAACGCATTAGGTTTGCCAGATCGAGTTGCTGCTTCTAGATTATAATTTTCTACGGCTTTAAGACAATTTTCGACTGCGTCCATAACCATTTCTTCACGATACGTATATCGGATAAAGTTTGATTTATGGGAAAGTCCTTCTGCAATCTTTAGAAAACAAGATGCAATATAGTCAGGCACAATAGGAAGCTGTTCTTCCTTTTCTTTTGCTTCACGTACAATTGTGACATAGTCTACAACCGCTTGTGAAAATTGTGCATTGTTTACGTAGTGTGGTCTATCTTTAGGTTTCATAATATATCCTCAATATAATATATTCTATCACATTTGGGTACGGATGTACACTAAAAAAATAATTAATTTTATCTAAATTAACTGTGTACAAACCATATAAACTGGTGTATAATTAAAGAGTAAGCACTGAGGGAGGACAGTATACTAATTAGTGCATCTTGCTTTTATCAAAATTTAATTTAATAATATTACTTACAGCATCAGAATCTAACTTAGAGGTTTGATCTTTTACATAAGCGGTATACTTTTCTTTCATATCATCTATGTTTTCTTTTTGGTCCCCGTCATCATCGTCAAGTGCTACTTCAATTGCTTTAAAATATTCAAGTATCAACTCTTGATCAGGATTGGCCTCGGCTACAATATGCTCGCAGTTTATAATCTGAAATGCCTCAGGTGTCATTTGATACAACATAAACGGGCGAAACGCATAATATCGGGTGCCGTTAGCCATATTATCCATTTGTACCATTTTCATAGTTTTGCGTATAACAATGGCATCATCTTCTTCATGGTACTCTACCACTTCGCACATGATCTCATCGTCGTTAGCTAATTTAAACTGTCTAATTTCCAATTGGTACCTCTATAAGCTTATAGTTAAACTTTTCTCTATTATATATCTTCACTCTTTCTTCACCATGATTCAAGGCATAATTTTTACGGCCTTTATAATGAAGATCATCTGTTAGGTCATATAGGGTCGTCGTTGATCCATCGTCCGACTGTCGCAATCCCCTTCCAATAGATTGTAAAACTTTAATCTGTGATTTAGAAGGAGAAGCAAAAACGATGTTATGCAAATTACGTATGTTAATGCCGGTACTAAAAGTTCCGAGACTAGCAACAATGATAGCGTTCTTTTGTTTCTCTGTTATCTGTCTTATGGCTTCACGATCTGAAGTTTCAACTTCTCCAGAAACATAAAATATTCTTCTTCCTTCTTCAGCTTTGTCGTTTATCATATCAAAGAGAGGCTTGCCGTGTTTATCGACAAAATTAAATAAGACGAGAGTATTCCCCTTAGCGCCCAAAGCCAAATTCCGAATAAAAGTATTACGAGTATTATTTCTAACGATCCAATCAATCTCATCTTGATACGTCATTTTCCCGAGAGACTTTCGAATCTCTTCTTTATATTTTAATATAATGATATTTATATCAAGCTTAGCTAGCGTATTATTATCCTGCAGAGCCTTGGTAGTTGTCACTCTGTGTATTTTTCCAAACAGTCCCTGTAGAACAAGATGATGGACTTGTGCGTTGTCTAGAGTACCAGTAGTACCAATTCTATATTTTGCCTCGGTACATTTGTTCATTATATCTGTAAGAGACTTTGATTTAAATCCATGGCATTCGTCTCCAATAACCATGCCGAACTGATCAAACCATTCCTTAGGCAGCTTATAAATTGATTGCCATGTGGATATTACTACTGAAGATTGTATGTTATCTTTATCTCTGCCAGAATATATCTTATGTATGCCTCTTTCACCCATACCATAATCAATAAAGTCTTTTTGCATTTGCTCAACAAGAGATGTTGTAGGCACAACCACCAAAACTCTTCCAGCTGTCGGATACCTAAATCCATCTGCAATATATTTGAGCCATAGCTGAGCAAGACAATAAATGATTAACGATTTACCAGAACCTGTTGGAGATAAAAGAACACAACGATTAATGTTTAACGCTTTCATTATAGCATCAAACTGATAATCTCGCACATCAATTGGTTTACCATTACTGGTGAGATTTAAATCTTTTATGTAATCATAAATTTCCTTAGGATCTTGCTCATTCTTATCCTGAGGAGCACCGTATTTAGTAGATTCGGTTTCTAAAGTATAGCTTCTTTGTTTACAAAATTCATCTACAAAAGGATATAACCCTGCCGGAAGTTCTCTACTTACATTATTAAATAGTCTAATTTTACCGTCCCAGATTTTACGTTTGTACAGCTTCATGTACTTGTAACCTGGAACAAAGAAAGAAAAATACTCGCTTAATTCCTGAGCTATTCCAGCATCGCAGTCTATAAGTGCAATGCTTTCATTTTTCTTCCATATTTTAATGTTAGCCACTTACAAAATTCTCATCTGGTCTGTACCATATTTTTTGGTGATATAGTTTTGCTAATATCTCAGTTGCTTTAGCATCATCTCTTTGATATTTTATTAATGCGTTTTCAATTATTTCAATATCTTTAGGGTTTAGTTTAAACTCTCTATTATATTTAGCCACCACTCTCGAAGATCCTCCATTTGATCATATTACCAATAGTCTGATGTCTCCAATTTACGTTGTTCATAATCTCATTTAAAGTATCTATTATAGTTTTTAAATACTCTATTTTCTCAACAGACTGCTGAATTTCTGGATCGGAATCGTAGTAGTAATCCATTTCACCTTTAAGAATTTTAAGTCCATCAAAAGGGTCCGGCTTCCACCCTTTTTCAATTATTTGATCCTGATCCATTTTTCCATTATAATAAAGCCATTTGTCTTTAAGTAATATCTTCTGTTGTTGTTCAGCTTTCTTTAGCCTCAATTTCATAGTAGAAAGAAGCTCTAAATATTTTGCGTGTAGCATCGGGGTTTGTCTAGATGATTCGTCTAAACTCGTTTGTGCAATAGCACAGTCGCTCGACCACATGTCGAGAATCATTTTTAAGTCCATAATAAATCCTAAGGTTATTCAATTTCAAAGTATGTAAATCTAAACGAAATAGGGAACGTGATATATTGTACATCACCAGTAGAAGCTTCAAAGTTTATGTCTCCTAACAATGTTGGAAACGCACTTCTATATATAATTTTCTTCGCAACGTTGTTATGGCTAGTTAATATAGAAAGAGTTATGTCAGCTTCTGAAGGGCCTCTTGCACCGTTTGAAGCTTCCGATGCGTTAACATTAGGAGCCTCGACAAACGATTTTAACCAATTATACATTTCAGTGTAAGCCGAAAGGCTTTCATCCATAATGATCATGCATGTTAATTCGCCAAAATTTAGTTTGTCCCCTGTGAATGGAACTCCACCAATTCTCTTGTATGGCATTTCTATTGGGGTTACAGACATATCCGGGTGCATAACTGACTGCGCAAAATATTCTATGTTAGGAAAGTACTTACGATTAATACCTATCTTAAATCCAGTAGGTTGAAGATAGTTTGCATTCGATGTAATAGTAGATTCTAGAATTCCGGTCGATACGGATGTTGTTCCAATAGCCATAACACTTCCTTTATATGTCAGTATTTATAATAAAAAAAGGGCCGCCGAAGCGACCCTAGTGTTAGATTTTTTCCTATTTGGCTTAAGCCATAATGTTGTCGACTCGGAAAATTCTGTAGTACTGGTTTGATTTCGCAGCAGCAAGACCACTTGCAGGTGTTGCACCGACGAATGGGTTTGACGCCATACCGTAGCGAGTTTTGAAACCAATTTTTGGCTGGAAGTTATCTTCACCAACCGCACGAACCATTGTGAGTGGTACGTATGGACAATAGAAGAGACCAGCGTCATATGGGTTTGTACCCTTATAACCAACAGTCACATAGTCAACAGTTGCATATGGGTCAATATAGACTTTTGTGCGACCGTTAAGAACACCAGCAAATGTGTTGCCTGTGTCATCTACGTTCAAGTTAGTGGAGAGAGCTGGAGTGTAATCCAACATGCCTGAAGCAGCCAAAGCAGAAGCTACGTCTGAAGAACAGATAATAAAGTTACCTTTTCCTCTACGTGTTTCTTTTGCAATTACGTTTGCTTCACGTTCGATTTGAACGATCAGGCCTTTGAATTTCTCAACAGACCAACGGCCATCTGCATCAGATGACATGTTAAAGATACCGTTAACAGCTGTGGAAGCTTGAAGGGCACCAGTTTTGGCTTGTGAGTTGATTGTACGAATTACTTCGCGGTTGATTTCAGCCAAGATTTCAGTTGAAAGAATGTTGGCCAA